GGAGCAACACAATGGCAGATACACCTACTAAGGTCATCGTTAACTGCGAGACTGGAGTAACAGAGGTACTACCTCTAACAGCAGCAGAGATTGCAGATCTAGAAACTGCAAGAGAACAAGCGGAGTTAGATCGTGCTGAAAAAGAAGCGCAAGATGCTACTAACGCAATTGCAAAAACAAATCTATTAAAAAAACTGGGCATTACCGAAGAAGAAGCCCGGTTATTGCTTTCATAAGCATGTAGGTAATGGCAATTATTAGAGAACTCACTAGCCCTAACGGGTGGCCGGCTAGTGAGGATCGCAAAGCGTTAGGCATTGAAACCTTTACAGTGCCAGGTACAAAGATTAAGTTTGCATGTGCCAAAGCCGTTGCACCAATCCTGGTAAGTTTTGCTAAAGATTTCCATGAATTAGTTGAGCCAATAGATCAAGGCCAACTAGATGATTGGGGTTATGCCTTTAGGCAAACTAGGGGATCAGATAGAATTTTGAGCAATCACGCATCCGGTACAGCCATAGACTTAAATGCAATTAAACATCCTTTGGGCAAGTCAAATACATTTAATAAGGATCAGCGTAATACAATTAACCTACTCATAACTAAATATGGTTTGACCTGGGGTGGTAATTACAAAAGGCGTAAAGATGATATGCACTTTGAAATTGCGTTAGATCAGAATAAAGTTAAACAAAAAATAAAAGAGTTAGGATTAAAATGAAGTTAGATGTTAAGAAAAAAGAAATAATTAAGTCTTACCTAAGAAGCGTTGCCGCCGCATCCATTACAACTGCATTGGCGTTGATTGCAGATTGGAACGCTGAGTATGCAATTCTAGCCGGTGCTTTAGTTGCACCACTGGCACGCTATTTTGATCCTGCCGATAACAAATTTGGCATCAATAGTAAATGACCATGAACGACATCCTTGCATTAGCGGTATCAACTGTAACAATTGTTGGTTCGCTAGTGGCATCAGTGCGTTGGCTGACTAAACACTATCTAAGTGAGTTAAAGCCTGACAATAATGGCCGGCATAACCTAGAAGGCCGGGTATCACGCATTGAAGAAAAAATAGACACGCTATACGAAATCCTTATATCCAGGAAGTAAGTCAGCCTTATCCCCTACCCTATGGCCATGAAGATGTGCGTGGTTGTACCCAGTAGGGGCAGGCCTGAAAATGCGGATCGCCTGGCCAAAGCCTTTAAAGATACTAATACAGAAGCCGATCTATATTTTGTAATTGATAATGATGATCCGAAATGGGATGAATATGCTAAAAACAAAAATCTACAATTACTACCTGCCGATAATAAAACAGGCGGTTGTGCTAACTCTCTTAATACCGGTGCGGTTTATCTTTTGGATTTTTCTAACTATCCTTTATATGATTATTTTGTTTTCATGGGTGATGATCACTTACCTAGAACCCAAAACTGGGATCAAGCCTTTATTCAAGCGTTAGGCATTAACACCGGCATTGTTTATGGTGATGATTTATTGCAAGGCGCAAACCTACCAACAGCCTTTGGTATGAGCCGGGATTTAGTAGTTGAGTTACAGGGCATGACATTCCCAAATTGCGTACACCTATTCTTTGATAACTTTGTAAAGCAATTAGGTTTAGATTTAAATTACTTGAAGTATTTACCTGATGTGATTATTGAGCATCTACACCCAGTAGCAGGCAAGGCTGAGATGGATGAAGGTTATGCCAGGGTTAATCAACCTAAGTGGTATGAAAAAGATTTACTAGCACTGCAACAATATTTAGCAAGTGCGGATTATGCAGAGTTAGTAAGAAAATATAGATGAACATACTCATTACTGGATCACATGGCTTTGTTGGTCGTGCCTTTAGGCGTGCATTACCTAACGCTAATCTAACTTTAGTTGATCTAAAAGCCGGTGTTGATTGTCGTAAATTCTTTCAATTAGAGAATAAGCAATACGATTTAGTAATACATCTAGCCGCATTAGTTGGTGGCCGCATGATGATTGAAAATGAACCATTGGCTTTAGCCGTTGATCTTGCCATTGATGCTGAGTTTGCTACCTGGGCTATGCGAACTAAACAGCCTTATGTTGTGTACTTCTCATCATCAGCCGCTTACCCAGTTGATTTACAAACCCTGGCAAAAAAGAAAAAGTTAAAAGAGAAGGATATAAATTTTAACAAAATAGGTAAGCCGGATATGACCTATGGCTGGACAAAACTAACCGGTGAAATGCTTATGAATTATTTACGCGAAGAAGGTACAAAGGTATTAACGCTTAGACCATTTAGCGGATATGGCACGGATCAAGATTTAGATTACCCATTCCCATCAATCATTCAGCGTGCGATTATGAACGCTAACCCATTTAACATTTGGGGTAAGGCAACTACTACCCGGGACTTTATCCATATTGATGATGTAGTTGATGCAGTTGTAGAAATGGTTAAAAGTAACTGCAATCAAACAGTTAATTTATGTACAGGCAGGCCTACAACATTCTTAGAATTAGCCAAAATAGCAATGAATACCCTGGGATATGAAAAGACATCAGCCAATAGATTTAAGATATTGACCGATAAACCGGCAGGCGTGCCTTACCGGGTAGGCGATCCAACCATGATGAGCGACTACTACACGCCAAAAATAACTTTGGAAGAAGGCGTTGAGCGAGCCATCCGTGGAATAGTTTGATCTAAAATTAGACATACTATGGCTACTAAAAAACCCCGAAAAGTAACTAAGCGTAAACGGCGAACACCACGCAAGGCTGATGCGTTGAACAAATTAGAAAATCATTACATCACATTAAATGAAATGTACAGGGCGGCCAAAGCGGCCGGCTTTAGTAGTGATGTTGCATTTTGGTTAATAACAGAACCAGGTGCATCACTACCTGATTGGGTCAATCCGAACAATAAACCAACTGAGATCATTCCCCGAATTGATCCAACAGAAGATGAGGATGATGATTAAACGCGATAAAACCTTTAATTCTCGGTATTTAGTGGTGTCAGATTTACAAGTGCCATTTCAATTTACAGAAGCGGTAATCAATCTAAAAAAATTGGTTAAGGCTTTTAAGTTTGATTTGGTTCTTAATGTTGGTGATGAAATGGATTTTAATACCATAAGTAGATTTAGCGAAGGCCGGGCAGAATCTTTTATGCAAACCCTTAATGAAGATCGGGAAACCTGTAAAGATATTTTGTACGATTTAAAAACAGATGTAGTTAGTAGATCAAATCACTCAGATAGGTTATACAAAGCCATAGCCCGGATACCTGGGTTAATGGAATTACCTGAGTTGCAGTATGCAAAATTTATGGGCTTTGATGATCTAGGCATCCATTACGCCAAACAGCCTTATGCCATCCCGGGAACTAATTTTGTGCTTTGTCATGGTGATGAAGGGGTCATATCTAAGATTGCCGGTCAGACCGCGTTGAACCTTAGTAAGAGGTGGGGGCGCTCAGTAGTGTCGGGGCATACTCATAGATTGGGCTACACATGCCACTCAGAAGCCTTTAATGGCCGATTAGAGCGTGTTTTAGTGGGTATTGAGTGTGGTCATACATGCGACCTGAAAAAGATGTCTTATACCAAAGGCTACGCCCAATGGCAGGCTGGTGCAGTGATCATACATATTAAGCGTGGCAATGTAAGCGCGGAGATGATTCCATTCAATGCGGATGGGTCATTTACGGCTATGGGTAAGGCCTTTGGGTGATCTGCATCACATTTTAACAAAACACGCGATATGGTCTTGTAATTGTCATACCCTGGGTGTTTAATTGCTTTTACAAACGCAATTGACCGGAAGGGGTTAATTATGAAAGTACAAGTTACAAATGACATGTCACCAAAGGCTGACATTATGGCTATATTTCAAAATTCACTTAAAACAATAACAATCATGGTTTTAAGTGATGTTAGTTATGAAGTTGTCAAAAATGGTTATACACAAAAATTTGATATGACCAAATGGTATTCATATCCATTGCAAGTAATAACACACATAGAAAATGACATTGTTGCAGGTTATTATCCAAATGTAAGAAGGATTGCATAATGAAACTTACAATTGATGAAATTGATACATTGTTTGATTGGTTTGTACATTTTGAGTACAACGATCTTTTAACTGATGCACAAAATGATGCAATAGAAAATCGCAATGAAAAACTTAGACAAAAATTAGTAAAAGAATATAAAAGATTAGGGAATAAATAATGCTGACAACAATTGAAAGCGTATTACAAACCAAGATTGATTTCAGGTATGTAAAAGATGAAGATAATTATGTTGCATCAACATCAAATGTATTAGGTGAGTTTACATCATTTGGTAAAACACCTGATGATGCAGTGCGTAGATTAAAATCTAAACTGTTTGGTTTATTGGCTGAGTATGTACACAACCAAAAGGTGAACCACTAATGAAAATTACAAAGAATCAATTTGAAGCCTTAACTGATGCACAAATGGAATGGGCAACTGAACCGGATTGGCTAAGCCAAAAA